ATGCTATTTGATTACCAAGAACTTCAGGGATAGATACCACTTGACCGCCACCAATAGCGTCAAATAAAATGTTCTTTCCATAAAGAACTTTTGATATTTTGTTCTCCTGCATTATCAACAAGTTTGTATCTCTTGGGTACAGATGCTGTATCGGTCCGAAATCTCGGTCGAGATACTTGAAGTTCGATATACCTAAATTAAACTCGTTCAATCTATTGATAGATGATTTTTCTTTAAATACACCACTATAAGAAACTGATGAGTCGGCTCTAACTTGTTGATATTGGTCAACTGTCGTGCTTGCTCTAAGACTATAATCTAAAGTAGTGGCATTAAAATCGTCCTTTATTCTGTTCGACTCTAATCCATTACCAAAACAATATCCGTTATAATCACTGTTTGCACTGCTTGGTATGTTCAACTGAACGATTGCATCAATAAATGTACCTTGGTCTGTTTCATTTGTTCCTGTTATTCTAATATTACCAGGGATTTCAGGACCAGAGCCAGGAAAGGTTAAGTTTATAATAACCGAGTATCTATTCTCAATCTCAACAACTTGATACGAGCCATTTATGTTTGATGAAGATACGTCCACTGTATCACCAACCGTGAAATAATGTGGGTATCTATAATCTAATTGAGTAAGTCTTGTAAGACCATCAGCAAACTGATAATCATCATAACCCCAAAGAACTTTATGTTTACCTTCAACTATTGGGTACGTTCGTGTTGTCTCATGGAAAATATCAATATCAGTCTCTATCGCTTCTGACTCGCAGAATAATTTTTGACTTGTCTGTTGGATAGATAGACTTGCTCTGATGATATTTGGATTACTAGGGCTTGTGTTATCTTGATAACCAAAGCCTTGTATAATCATATATACTGGTCCAGTATTACTAAACTGATTATATACTTCTCCTCCGTTAACATAATCCAGCTCTGCTCTTCTAAATGTTACTCCTGTTGCTCCGATATTAATACCATCGTCATTAAACTGAACAAACTGTTGCCATGCTCCTGATTCTACAAACCATTCCTCTATATTTTCATATTGAGATGGCGATTGAAATGGCTGAATACCTGCTTGCTGAGATACATTTTGAGAATCTTGAATTATTTCTATCTGTATTTGTGCTCCAGATTCTATTTGCCCAGCGTCTCCCAGTACAGCTGCGCCTCCCCAGCTTCCTCCTCCGCTTACTGCACTAAAACTAATTGTATTCGGTATTCCAACACCTCCAAAATAGTTTCCAGTTAAGTTTCCGCTTTTTCTACAATTAATCTTCCATCTATCACCAGGCACTAATCCTGTATTAATTACTGATGGTATATTCCATACAATAAAACAAACATCTTGAGCGAAAACACTTATACCTGTTGGTAAAGTGGTAATAGGAACATCTTCTATCCATCCTCCCGTTGCTGATACGTCAATCGTATATCTAAAAGTTGTAGAAGTTTGAATCTCAATAGTTATTCTTAAATCTGTGTTTCCTAGAAATGTGGTATTTAATAATTGTAATCCATTTGGATTTGATTCACCATAATAAATTGGTTGTTCACAAAAAGAACTTGCCGATTGATTTATGGGAGGACTATTAGAGTCTCCTTGTGCATCATCATTAAATATAACTAAAGAATTAGGATTAAACTCTGATACATTATTAACCTTAATTTTAAAGTAAAGACCTGCAATCTCAGTTGGGGCATTGCCTGAAATGAATCCAGCTGACTTGTTCTCAAGTTCTAATATTTTATATTTTTTATTAATTAATGTTGGTCCATCACCATCAGATTTAAATATAATGTACTCTCCAACTTTAAACTTGTCAATCTCCGATTGGTTAATCAAGAAATATCTAAAAAGACCATCCGCATAAAATAGTATAGGAAATATATTATAGTATAAATTTTTAGACTGCTTAATACCAAAACGATAGTTTGTCGCCCAGCATGGGGGATTATGTCTAATATTTACTAATATACTATTTGCAGTAACGGAATTTTGTGGCGGAATATAAATCGTATCTGTGTTAGATTGAGATGCGTTTGCATATACTGAGGTTAACGCAGTAGTCATACGTCCTTTATCGTCAGTATAGAACATGACAACCTCATAATCTCTATCACTTCTGAATGTTTGCGCAGGAGAGTTTACAGCAACAGCCTCGGACCTTAAAGATAAAGAATAGTCTATTCTTATCGGTTTGTCGTTGCAATCTATGATATCTCTGAACTGAACGTAATTACCATATGCCAATCTATTACCAACAGTACTTTGTGCTTTTGCAAGTAACGGCACATTATCGAATAATCTTAATACCTGCTCATCAGGAAGTACAGAGTAAATTTTGTTATTCTTAAACTCAATAGTGCTACTTGTATTATTACCTATTGATAGCTCTGATTTAGAGTATGTATCAATAATACTCACATTTATATTACTCGTATCTCTGACCAATATTTGAATAGCCTCAACAAACTCATCACCAGTTTCAAAAGAAACTCTTACAGCGTTAAAATCGTTGACCATTGCTTTATTAAATCCCTCACCAAAGTCATACACGAAGTTTTTCGCTCCAAATGATACAGCAGAGAATGGCGACATACTACTGAACTGTCCGTCAATATATTTGTATCTATAAGAGAAATACAAAAATTTCTCAGACATATTATTTGACTGAAGCACATCATTGAACAACTCCACATGAGGAGAATATAAAGGAGGTGTTAATATAACAGGAGTATCTTTCTCAATTCGAGCATCATCTACATCGTATGATTTTGCTCTCTCAATATTTACCTTGCGTGGTTGATTTAGATTATCTGTCCAAAACAAAAACCCGTTCTGCTCATTGATAGCTATATAGTTAACACCTGTAATAATATTGCCTTTACTGAAGTTTAGTAAACTAGGAGTCTCTGCATTAGCTTTATTGCTCTGTAAAACTCTTGTTGCGATGCCTGATATTTCGTTAAATTCATAAATACCATCAAAGAAATCTCCAGCGACAAACCAATAAATAACACTACGAGCACCATACTCAATAGCACCAATAGTTCTTGCACCAGTGCCATCACGACCTGATATTTCTTGGATATTAGCAACATTTAAGTTACCTGCAATGTTTTGACCTGCCCCAACGTCAGACCCGTCTGAAGTACCAACTCTAAAGTTCAACGCATCACGATATTGACCATTAGGCACGAGCCTTTCGTCAAAATCTTTATTCATTGTTCCCCTAGAGAAGTTTTTAGTTTGGTCCTTCATCATATATTATCTATTTTGGAATCTATTATTCATTCTCATTAATATTCTAGCAGGGTGTAAGTTAGACATTCTAAGCTTAGCATTACGCCACATAGCAGTCTTTTTATCTCTCAATCGTTTGACCTGATACTCAGGTATTCCCGTTTTTCTTGATAAAATAGAGTAACTTATATATGCGTATATAAACTCCTCTGCCATTTTATTTATTGTTATCAATGACTCATCACCGTTCTCCATACCATCAGAAACATACTCTAGTACGATAGTACGATTTCTTGCACCTGATGAAAAATCAATCACTCCATTGTTAATTCTAAATGTCGGTCCGTCTTTGTCATCATCAGCAAATCCAATCAACTGATATCTAAAGTACCAACTACCATCATATAACCAACCATAACTACCACAATAGCAACCTGGTCCGAAATATTGACTTTGCTCAAGTCTTCTAATATCTACAGCAGACTGTCCTGTAATAACTTGACCATCTAAGTCGAATAAAAAATCTAAATTATTATCTTGCAAATAAGCGGTAGATGAATTTACCTGACGATTTTCATTAAGAACAGTCAAACAACCGTCCGCAAAAATAGATATACGGACGTAATTAACATAGTCAGGAGGAAGAATGAATTTAAGGTTGTCACCGACTTCCATGTCCATTACCTTTATATTCTTTAACGCATCGTAATTAAGTTCTTGTATGCCTCTCTTAGCGTGATAAAGTACCTCATATCTTGGTACATTGTCAACCAACTTATCAGCACCAACATCAAATAACATGAAATTATTTACAACATCCTTTAAAGAAACATATTGATAGCTACCCCAATTTATATCTTCAGGGATATTTCCGCCATTAGTATAGTATTGAAAATTACTTATGTATTCCATTTCTTATTGTTTTTGTTGAATGCTTTGAACCTCTTCCTGATTTACTAACTGTACGACATCATTTTCTCTGATAGATAATCCTGCATACTGTAAAATCTTTGTTACAATCTTAGTGAAATCACTTTCAGGCAACTCAAAATCTTGGTAGTCGGCAGCTGACTGATTGAATAACGGCTCACCGCCAGACAAAACAGTATATGTCCACTTAGGGTCTTTAGGGTTTCTGATATAGTTAATAGACATATTGGCAGTTATAATATCAGGATAAACTTTAATCCCATTACTATTCAAACTATAAACAGGTCTTATTACTGTTGGAGCCATAAAGTTTGAGTTCAACAAACTATTCAGCTTAGTGTAGTTAACTTTCTCAACCTCAACGTTACTATTATATAACATATCGGTAATCTTATATAAAGTTGGCTGTGTCGGGTTGGCAGGGTTAGTTCCTGGTAAAAAGAAAGTTTCAGTAGGTATATTATATTGAAGTGTATCATTTACAATGAATCCGTCAATATCTATCTCCATTGTCTCAGGAATATTTGCGTGACCAGTATTGTAGATACGAGCATTACGCTTAACTATTGCTTCGCTATAACCATAAAACATACCCTCAAAAATATCAACTTGAGCTTGTTTTGCCATTAAGTTAAATTCTTCAGGAGTTACGTAGCCTCTATTGTCTTTCGATAATATAGTCAATACTGCGTTTCTAACTGTATTTATCATTGCTTTACATTTTAATACAAAGATAATAAAAAAGGGCACTCGTTAAAGTGCCCTTTCAAAATAATTCTTAATCTATTAACCAACAGTGATACCTGAAACTGCGAATGGTAAATCTGTTACTGTGAACGCTGGTTTTGTCCATGGTGTTCCTAATGCAGCGATAACCGCATCTTGGATTGCATCACGCATAGCTTCATTTCCTGCTCCTGCTGTTGCGTGTGTAATTACTACAACGTCCGTTCCTGTACTAGCTTTGTAGTGAACATGAACAAGTGTTGCTGATTCTTGCTCAATCAATACGATACCTGTTGCAGATACTAATTGAGTTTGCTCTCCTGTTACTGGGATTCTTAAAAACTTTTCCATCTTTTTTTGTTTTTTGGATTAATAAAGTACAAAGGTAATAAAAAACTTGCATAGAATAAAAGTAGTTTGTAGATTTGCTGAATACAAATAAAATAAAATTATGAAATATAGAGTAAAAGAATTAGTTTGTGAAAACTACATATATTCTTGTCAAAAGAGAATTTTATTCATTTGGTTTGATGTTAAATATTGTGAAAATAAAACATTTGCACTTGAGTGGTTAAAATGTAAAAAACAAGGTCATAAGTATTATTATTAATAAAATAATTAAAACAAAAAAAAGCATCTCCTAAAAGATGCTTTTTAAAATGTAATTTTATTCTTCGATATTTTTATCTAAGTATTGATAGAACTCATGTCCTTCAGGAGACTTCAACCATGAAACATAACATTTAACTGGGTCGTCTTCAAAAGGCACAGAGAACATACGTTTCTTGTTGTCTTTTAGATTGTAATGGAAATCTCTTCCGTTGTTTCTTTGAGAGACATATCCGTCTTTCATAGAGCGAATAGCTAAGTCCTCAATATCAGTATCAGGATTATCTAAAGCGTCCAAGAAATCATCAGGCTGAGATTTTGCAATGTTCATAATTGCTCTAGTAATTTCAGATTTCTCCCATGAAGAAGCATCTTTACCTTGGAACAAGTTTATAATTGTAATCTTTTTCTCAACAGAAATTTCTCTCGCTTTGATTTGAGCATCTAATACTAAGTTCTCCTGCTTAACATAAGCCTCTGCTTCTGCTGCTGGGTCCCACTCTTTAAATACATCACCATTCAACGGGTGTAGTTCTAAGAACTGTTGTAATACTGGGTTGTTAGCTGAAACTGTTAACACTCCGTCTTCAAAAACGATTGGCTCTAAAACAACATTCTCATCTTGCTCATCAATAAATGGAGATTGTTGATTCTTTGAATACCTAAGACTTCGATTTTTACCTTTCTTCTCATCAAAATATAACAATCTTGATGTAGGCATATCTCTAGCCTGTAATAAAAAACTTAACGGTGCTCGTCCTTCTAGGATGTACCTTTTTTCTTTTGCTTTCATTTTATTTGATTTTAATTTGATTTAAAATAAAAGAGAGGGATATATCTCAACCCCTCTCTAATTGTTATTCTTATTTGAATAAGAAGAAGTTATTAGCTCCTAATGTGCAAAGTGCTCTTTCAGACAAGAAGTTAACCTCCATTGCATCTAAGTCACTTGTCATTGCACCACCAGCTGAACCAGTAATCCAAGTTTTGTAACGTCTGTTTTCCGCTTCAGAAGCTCTGTAACGTACGTGCAAGAATGGACGTTTTGCGTTTTTACCCATTACTTGGTCATAAACGTTCATTGTTCCTGCTGGAACCAAAACACCATTAACTACACCACCAACGATACCTCCACGAAGAGTTGCATCATTCAAGTATTTCCAGTCAGTTTTGTAGAAATCGTAACCTCTACGGAAACCTGTGAAACCTAAGTTGATAGCCATTTTCTCGTCATTGTCAAACAATCCGTAAGACGTACCACCAACTCCGTAAGAGTTTTGAGCAGCTAACATATCGTCAATGCTGAAAGAGAAATCACGATTCAAGAACAATGCGTTTTCAGCGATAGCTCCTTGTTTGTCCAAACGACCAACGATTGTATCGAAGTCACTCAATGTAGATGGAACACCACCTGACCAAACATTACCTCTTGTTTCAACAGCAGCAAATAAACCTTCAGTTCCTTTGTTACCAACATCACCAGTTGCAACGATTGCACCTGAACCTGTTTCTGCCTCTACGTGCTCAACCATCATCATCTCCAAGTAATCATCAAAACGAAGTCTTTCTTCGTGCTCTGATTTCATGTACCATAAATAACCAGTTGCTCCGTTTTCAGTAGTAACCTCAACCCAACCAATTTGAGCCATGTCAGAACCTGAAACTGCATATTTGTTTTTGATAATAACAGGAGATACTTCAAAAATCAATGGTTGTGCTTCCAAAGAACCTTGTAAGCCATTTGCACCTTTTTTAAATTCAGAACCATAAACGAAAGCCGTTAATGTTGCTCCTGAGAAAGAAGAAGGCTGACCACCTGCTGCATAGAAAGCGACTGTAAAAGTCAATGGAG